TTGATTGCCATCGCCGTTATAACTACCTTTTTCTCTGACTTTGCCGTTGTCGTACCACCACGTCCATTCGCCTGTTGGTTTGCCATTGTTATAACTGCCTTTTTCTCTGACTTTGCCGTTTTCGTACCACCGCGTCCATTCGCCTGTTCGATTGCCATCGCCGTTATAACTACCTTTTTCTCTGACTTTGCCGTTGTCGTACCACCACGTCCATTCGCCTGTTGGTTTGCCATTGCTGTCAACGTAGCCGCTTTCCATTGGTTTAGTCTTTTCTTTATCGTAAAAACTTTCGACAAGCGTTAGCCCCTTTTCTTTTGCGGATTGTTCCTCGACAAGGCGTTGTAACTTCTCAAGTTTACGGGTCTTCTTTGCAAGCTTATCTTGCAATTGTTTAAGTGTTTTTTCAGTCATTTGATTCTCCATTTAGTTGCTGGTTTGCTTAACCAGTGAGAGCATTCTACACGCAGTCGCCCGTTGCGTCAATGCCTTTTTACGCAAAAAACAAAATAATTTTAAAATAAATTATAAAGCTTTGTTTTTTAAATGGTTTAAAGTCAAAAATTCTTTAAATCCAAAGTGATTCGCGGCTAAATTCCAAGAGATTTCCCACGCGTCGAATGGTACCGCGGCGTGTACCGCGCCGAACTGGTCAAAAAAACGACAGATTGAATTGTGTTCGGCGGCGGTAAACGAGTACCGCACTTTGACTCTGGGCTTATTGTCGTAACGGTCAACTGTTCGCTCAACCGCGTCCGCAAAGGCAAAGCTGGCGTTTTTTATTGTCTCTCGCATTCCGTCGAGGGTTCTATTTTTTGCAAGTAACGGGTCTGCCATGCAAAAAACGGCGGCCTTGATTGTGGTCGCAACGTGTTTAAAAAACTCGTTTTTTCCGTAAACGTCTTGCCCCAACCTTATTTCTGCCCACGCCATTTCTGTCTTTATCCAAAAAACGGCTGCTCTATCGTCACCAGTCTCTTGTTGGCCGCGAATGAATACGATCGAAGGCGCTAAAAAGTACTTTTTTCGTTTGCATTGTTTTTTCATAATAAATCCTCCATTTTTTTAAACTGGCCGCGATACTTTGCGGCCAACCTTTTGCGGTCATATTAAAACGGGATATCGTCGTCTAGATCATCGGCTTGTTGTGCTTGTTGGCTACCTCTTGCCGCTGGTGGCGCTGGCACAGAACCTTGATTCTGATTTTTTCGGCTATCTTTTACGGGATTTTGCTCAAGAAACGCCATTCTTTTTTTGTAAACTTCTGGCGCTGTTTTTTTGCCAACTAATTCCGAAGCCGTCATATTAGTTGTTGGCTCAAAAAAGCTTAACAATAAAAGGTTTGAGTAATCTTTGCCTTCATGCGTTGACAACTCTTTCTGTAAAATAACACCAATTTGTTGGCCAATAAAACAATCAAAAACTTGACATTTTTTTGGCTTCATTGTTTTTGATTCTGAATCCCAGCAGTCTACTGTTTTTTCTACAAAATCAAAGTCTTCTCTAATTTTTAACAAATAAGCTAACGCTTGCACAGATTTCGCGCCGAAAGTCTCATTTCCAGCGTTATCACGCACAAATATCTTAAAGGTTGCTTTACTTTCGTCAGGTGTTTTGAAGTCAAATTTTAAAGCTTGCGCTCCCTTTGCATAAGTTTCGAGTGTGACCATTTCAAATATTCCAACGTAAGACCCAGATTCTTTTATAAATCCTTGAGCGTCACTTCCTAAAATACTATTTTTGCTTAATTTCATGAAAGCCATTTTACTCTCCTTGTGGTTGTGGTTGGTTTAATTCGTAAAAATCTACTATTTGATTATCAATAACCGCTAAATCATTATCTATCAAATCTTTGTCAAACAAATCAATTGGTGATTTAACAGTATCGTTCCCACTGTTTTTCGTTGTGAAAAAATATTCACCATCGCGAACAGCCGTTTTTAAAACAATACTGAATAAGCCTTCAATCGTAATTTTATCATCAAGCATTTTGCCGATTGTTTTTGCTTTTTCTTTGCCAAAATCGTTACTTTCGATGTGACTTAAAAAGTAAACGCGAACATCTGGCTCAAGGTTGGCAGCACTGTTAATAATATCCCACGCTTGCCGTGCAATATCATTGAATTTATCATAACTTTTTTCATGAGAGCGGCGCATAAACTCGTTTGCCATAATATATTGAAAATCATCAATTATAATTATTTTGCGTTGCGTTCTTGTCAAGGCTTCGCATATTTTTATGCTCGAATCATTTTGATAAATAGTACCGCCTTCTTTCGTAAATACTTTCCAATCTTTTGACTTGAAGGGCAATGGCTTTTTTACGGGCTGAATCAATAAAACTTCTTGCGGATTTAAGTTGCGCAATGATGCGGTTTTGCCCGTTCCGCTATTGCCTAAAATCAAGCTTATTACTGACATAAAAATCTCCTTTAAAATGGCAAATCATCGCCTGATTGTTGTTGTGGCTCGTTATCGCCAAAACTTGGCTCACCAGCCCAATTAAACCAGTACCGCGGCCAACCTTCTTGTGGTTCAATCATGCGAACTCTCCACTTTGATTTTTTTTAACTCAACAGAAATCAATACCTCAAGCATCGGCGCATCTATAAACTCGCCAATTCCTGAATCAATAATATGCACAGTTTCTTTTTCACGCTTAATCAAAGCAAAAAAAGCGTCTATTTTAGAAGTATCTTGACTAGACTTATAGAACGCGCCATGTTTTTTAAATACGGCGTGTAAATCCTTTAAGAAATTAATATAATCAGCTTTACTATTATTCATGCGAACTCCCCCCAAAAGTCAGATTCAACCCATGCGCGATAATGCGCGTTTGCCGCTAACAGCTCTTTCATTTTTGCCATCAAAATCCAACCCTTAGCTTGGCCATTTACAACCTGCGATTTTGGTAACCAAACCGTCTTAACAAGTGACTGCGCCGAGTTTGCCATGTACACGTCAAAAGCAAGAGCTTTTTCTGTTTCTTTGGTTGGCGTTGGCAAAGTGAACAAAGCGTTTTTAACATCTGCCACCGCTTTATTGTCGGCGGCTTTTTCTTTAACCCAAGCCCAAGCTTTTTTAAGACCTGCAGAAATATAATCAACTGCTTTGCCGCCCTTGCCTGTTTTTTTACCAGTACCAAAAGCAATGTCGCCAGCGATTTTCCAAGCTAAAGACATAACAGTTTTTTGTACGTTTTTCATATCGATTCTCCGTTTAGTTGCTGGTTTTGCTTAACCAGTGAGAGCATTATGCCGTAACCGAGCCATCAGGTCAAGCGATTTTTGCAGAAAAATGCAGAAAAATACAGAAAAATAAAGAATGTTGCTTTTTTTTGAAAAACAGTGTATAGTCTTATTTTTTAAACTTTGAGGGGTAAAAAATGGTAACAAATGAAAAACTAGAGGCAGCTAGGGCGGCTTTGCTTCAGATAAATGTGCGCCAATTCGCTTTATTGGCGACGGCGGACTACAGAAAAGTTAGAGGCTTTATGAACGGCAAAAAAACCGACATAGAAACGATTAAACTTATTTTAAAAGCGCTTGAAATTTAATTTTGTCGAAAGTAGAAAGGATTTGACATGATGCACAATCACCCACCAGCTTATCTATCAAAGCAGTTTTTGTCTTTTATAGACGCAAAAAAGGTAAAAATTAATCATGAATAACTTAAAAAACCCATTAAAAAATAACTTTACAATGATTTCAAATGAGGTGGTTCAGGACAGTAATTTGAGCGACAGAGCAAGGTTTATTTATTGTTACATGGCATCAATGCCTGATGATTGGGTGTTTTATCAAGCCAGCCTTGCCAAGTCACTTGGATACTCAAGAGATACACTTCAAAAGTACATGAATGAGCTTTTATCCGCAGGCGTTTTAACTCGTAAGCAAGAAAAAAACGGTACAAAGTTTGCAAATTATACTTATGAGTTAATGGATTATAAAAAACAAGAGCCTAAATTTTCCGCAACGGAAAAAAGCCGCAACGGGAATTTTCCGCAACGGGAATTTTCCGCAACGGAAAAAGTCGACACTAACAAAGAAACACTTAAACAAAGAAACATTAAAGACAAAGAAATAGTAAAAACAAATACAGCACAATCGCAAGCGATTGATGCTAGCCAAGCGCAAGCGCTTGATGATACTCGTGAACAAGAACCTGTTAAGCCTGCCAAAAAAACACTGGCAAAAAAAGAGGATTGGTCAAAACGGATAATCGAGTTATTCAACGTGCCAGAACAAGTCGCGCAAGACTTTATCGCAATGCGCAAGGCAAAACGTGCTGTTATCACAGAAACGGCTTTAAGCAACATCTTGCGTGAAGTCCAGAAAGTCAACCAATCAGGCATGACTTACTACCCGTTCGAGGCAATAACGGAAATGATTTTGCGAAACTGGTCAGGATTTAAAGCGGATTGGATCATTGAAAGACAAGCGCAAAAAACAACTTTCTCAAACAAAAAAGGAGCAATCGATGGATTTTTGGCAAGAACGGCCACAAAAACAGATGCGCCCGTGGAGTTAGACGTAACACCCTCACAAAATTGGCCGCAGGTTGATTTTTTGGACGATAATCCGTTTGCCTGATGCGTTGGCATAGCCTTTAAAAAAATAACGCCTAAAAACGGCTTTAAAATCGATTTTAACAATGGAGAGAAAAATGCAAGATAGACGCGAAAAAATTAAACAGCTTATGGCCGTGTTTTTTACGAAATACAACAAAGACTTATCAACGATTAGCGACATAACAGTTGATATCTGGACGAATTGTTTGTCGAATGTTAGCGACAGAGGCCTTGAATTGGCAATGCGTCACAGGTTTGGTACTTTTATGCCATCGATTGATCAAGTCGAAATCGTTGGCTTGCGTCTTGATAATCATATGCTTAGCGAAAGAATTAAAAGGGCGCTTGATTTGTATCAAAATGGCAAGCTGGAAAAATTGAAAAACAAGTATTTTTACCGTGCTTTTTTGCGCAATTACACCATGCTACAAAACGAAAAAAACAACGATGTCATGTGTGAAAAAATGAGGCAAACAATTTTTATTTTGATGGAACATGGGTGTGCTGAAATACCAGCAGCACTAATCACACAAGACGCAGGCGAGCCAATCTCAAAAGAAAAAGCCGCAGAAAATTTACGTAAGCTAAAAGAGGCCTTGCCTCACGTTTTTGGGAGAATGTCATGATTGATGCGGTTAAAATGGCTCAGGAGTGGCTTGAATTTAAGCGTTGCTGGTATGAGTATTATCAGCGGCATTTAGCGCTTGAAAAACAAAAAGAACGGCCAAATTCTTTCATGGTTGAAAGTTTAAACATAAGGCTTGATAGATTAAAAAAAGAAGGTGAGCAGGCTGCGGCCAACCTTACGCGTGAACAAAATTTACTAATATTCAAGCAACGCTAAACATACAGGCTCAGGGAATGCGTTTATTGGTCTTCCGTTATGCTCAGCCCTAAAAAACAAAGTATTTTCGTTGTAATTCGCGGATTTTAGTAAATCGTTAATCGCTTTCCCACGAGGTTTTATTCTTTCCTCTTCCCAGTTTGTTGTAAGCCTGTGAAAAGGTGCGTGGTCAATGCCGCACATTCGAGCAAGCCCCCTACTTGTCAGGTATGGCATACCATTCTCAAGAACGCCCATTTCTATACCATCAAATTCAATCTGCTTATCAACATGAAACAAATCACCCTGTGTTGGTATGGTGCCTATACTGTTGCTAAAAACATCTATGCGTTTGTTTTTATTAGAAATGTTGGTGGTGCCTAAAGGGTGTTTCACCATGCTCTCAACAACATCATCTAAACTCGCATCAATCGGCTGTACTTCTTGCTCTTTCGTAGGCATTGATTAACTCCTTATAGGTTAAACAATTTTTGAGGGGGTGAGTAAATGCAAAAACTTCCAACACAAATAGAAACAGTAAAGATTTATATGGAAAAGCTTTGCAAAAAACGAGAATCTTTACGTAAGACCAACTCGAGGCAAACCGTCACTTGCCTTTTTGCACAAGTCCGCAATTAATCACATTAAAGAATTTGAGTTTGCAAAAGATTTTGTAAAAACGGATGCAGATTTTAGAAGCTTGTGTTCACAAGGTTTTGCGAATGAGTTTTTTAAATATAACCCTTGACTATTATTGTGCAAGGCGTATAATCCCCAATGTCGATTCTACGTTGACCTCCAGCCTTCGGGTTGGAGTTTTTCTTTTTCCATATCGAGGCATTACTCGATATGGTTGACGCAATTCTTAAATACTGTATAATTCAGCCATCAATTGAAGTAAAGGGCAATTGATAAATCTTTGAAAGTGTTTGAGAAAATATCGGCAAGAGCCACGGTTAATCCCGTGGTTCTTTCTTTTTTGACTTGTTATAAATCAATGACTTACGAAAAAGTTTAAAAAATATTGCAAAAAACGCTTGTTATGTAGCAAAGTTTCAAATATAA